CCAAAATGCTGATAATCAAATTCTCTACATATAAAGCTGGTACTATCACTTCCATCAAATGCTTTCCACGCATTGGCCCGTATTGCAGATGGACCACTCGAAGATGCGGTATTTCCACCCGACGAGTTAGCGGACATAGCTGCTGGACCTGAAAGAGATGATGGTCCCGTGTAAGCCGCAAGTTTAGTCAAAGCAGTTCCAGATGCTGGTCCTAATAACAGATCGTTTTCTGAAACTGAATTTATACCCGTACCACCACTTGCAATTTCAATAGCAGTACCTGCGGTTACTTTACCTGTTGTCGTAACGTTACCAGATAAGACGTTACCCCAAACGTTTGCGGTAATATACGGGTGGTTAGTTATACCACTTGCTAATGTTGGTACGATATCTGGACCAACTGGATCACTGTGTGTGTATGCGATCGTATACTCCTTCTCATTACCTCTAAAACCATGAACAACATTTGAAGTACTCATGGTCATGACCATACCCAAATCAATGTTATCACTCGAGTTATTGTTACCGACCTCTATAATTGGATCGTTAATCGTTAGACTGTTTTCATGACGAGCAGTGATGTTTCCTACGACGTGTAAATTACCTGTAATTTCAACATTTGAACCTAGTGTCACGAGATCGTCTCCGTCGAATTGGAGTTTTGGGTTCGTTGATAATACATTACCTCCATCTATAAACGGAATACGGTTAGCATCTAAAGCTTGTGTTGTAATCGAACCGGTTAGCGTTGGTGCATTTAAAGTTGCGTCTGATATTGTTGTTGTCCATTGAGGTACATTTCCATTCATATGTAAAATTTGTTTATTAGTCCCTTTAGCGAGTCTGTTTAATGAATTAGCATTATCTGAATATAATATATCACCTTGTGCATACGCATTTTGACCCGTACCACCTTTGGTTTCGGGTACTACGGGTAAAACGGCATCACTGAGTGTGTTATTATTGTATTGTACTACATTCGCTGCGTTAATACCCGATATTTTTGCACCATTACCTTCCAGTGTAGTAGCTTCTACGAATCCGGTAACGAGACCCCCGGTTTCTATGACATTGGATGTTGTATTCGAACCTATGGGACCACCACCGACGATCTCATCTAGGGTAGATGCAACGTCCATCCACGCGGGTACGCCCGATCCTGAATCAAATTTTAAAAATTTATCGTTCGCTCCCGATGATGTTATTCTTGCTAGTGTTGTTGGTCCCGATGCGTAAAGCATATCACCTGTGCTGTATGTACCAATGTTGGTACCACCACGCTCAACATCAAGTATCCCTGTATCTATATTTTCGGCGCTTATATTTGTTATATTTGCACCATCACCTTGAAACGTACCCCCTGGTGACACAGTAATATTTAGGCCTTCGATAGATGTAGTTCCTATTATTTCACCTGCCGTTATTTTACTTGCTGTTATTGTATTTGAACCTGCAATGTTACCGAATATTGCGTTATCGTTTGGGTTTCTTACAAAGACGTTACCACCGATATCGACGTTACTCGTTGTAAAAATACTATTATGAGCATTTGAAAATATGATTGTATTTGACGTGATATTACCTTGATTTGTTATATTTTCCATCGTAAGATTTGAAAGGTAATACGAATCGCCTCGGTAATTTTGCGCATTGACGTTACCGACCGTATCTAACGCGAATTCCGACGCATTTGGTATATTTAATACAGTTTGACCTAATGGACCTATAGTTAATTTGTTTTGGGGGTTTGTGTTTGCAATGGCAACGTGATCTGTTGCTTGTAAATCTCCCGAATGTATGATTCCAGAAACTTGGATTTTGTTTGTTTTATTTCCATCTATAGCAACTTCGTTTAATGTTGTTTTGAAGTTGTCTGACCTGATCGTACCTGATGAAACGATAGTTTCGTTTGTATTTGTAAAAATCACTGTGTTAGATGACGTATTACCTAAATCAACTGCCGATGCTAAATCTACACCACCTAGGAGTGATGTAGGAACACTCGAATCAACAACTTCTTTTGTGGATGCCGAGTAACTCAAAAGGTTAGAAGCTGCTATTTCCGCGACCCGTAAAGGTGTCATATAAATAGAATTTGGTGTGGATGCATTTATTGGAGCATCTGAAGCATTGAACACGATTGTGTTTTCAGCCTGATTATCCAAAGCATGTTTACCAAACCGGATTTTGGTAGACCGCTCGATGGTAGGTATGTTTTTAACCATTTAATATAAGTATGTATTTTAATTTGCGTAGATAAGGCCGGCCATACCATTTTCAATTCTGAGTATATTGTAATTAACCGCGTATATCGGATCGGTTATGTTCATGGTTTGACTGATTATCTTAGCTGAATCTAAACGACTAAAATTGAGAGTTCCTGTCGGCTGGAGCGAACTCGTTGAAATACAAAAACAATGTAAAAAGAAATCGGGTGACGTTACGAACGTCGTGTGATAATAATTTGGTACTTCCATGAAATGGGGTTTTCCGTATTTAAAATTGCATATATCTTGACCGTTAATTTCTATTTTGACTTTATTGGTATCCGATGTTAATGCACCTCCCGTGGATGTATCTGAACATGCGAGATACTTTACCGGGTGGTTAAATACGAGTTCCTGTACAAGTTCGTTCGATGGTAAGCTTTTCTGGACTTGTGTAATGAGCATGTCATGGTTTCTCGAGACGATATTACCACGCTCTTCGTTATCCAAATAGTAATAGTTCGAATAACAGTCAAATTCGTAGTTTTCAGCTTGCGAACCCCAGTGAATTCTTAATTCAACTTCGTGGTATTGTAGCGCGATTATGGGTAAAGCGCATTGCGCACCTTCGCAAAAGAAGAATCGTAAAGGGTAAAAATACGAACGAGCGCTTATACCTGGGTGCGTACCTAATGCACTCTTAGAAATGTTGGATGCGAACGTATCAATGGCGATTTTTTCTGTAAAAACGGCGTCTTGAGTGTCAATAACCTGACCACCTATGAGTAATTCGACTTTATCTATGAGGGTATCCCACCTTTGAACGTCGAGCGCCTGAGTAGAGTTGTGTATAGTTAGATACGTGTATCCTAAAAGGTCACCTGATCTTGGGAATTTGACAGATGACATAGCGTTATTTTTCACAGATCCCTGTATCGTTTGCTCTTCTATGGATTGTGAAAAATTAGAATGTCGCTTATAACTGGAACTAAAGAATGAAATTTCTGGTTCGCCCATTATGTGCTTATCTTGAGCACCAATAGCAATTAGTTGAATAACACCAGAAGACATTTATAATAATAAAAGGTTTAAATTATACGTACGAGACGCCCTGAAAATTATTTATTGTAGGGTAAATTTCTTTTTTTGCAAACGAATTTAAAAACGAAAACAGCGTCTCCACACGCTGCTGCATCACCATCTTGTTTATCTAAATTAAAAGTTAATCTATCGAGTTTTCGTATTGGGTTATAATACTGTTGGATAATCGGATACTCGTTTCTGAATAATACAGCCTTTTGGGAGCTACCCGTACCGTGTATTGTGTGTTCGCATATAATTGTTCCGAAAACACCGTTAAGGTGATTATCAGCATCATCGAGATCCTTTTTACCTCTTTGGGTAAAATTTGTTTTGAGTTCTTCTATACCAATGTGTATGCATCTTTGAGCATCACCCGTTGTATTAATAGTTGCCGCAAGTAATTGTACTTGGACGACATTTTCGAGTGGTGTTGGTAAATGAAGTGTAAAATCTGTATTATCTGAACCATGATCTAAGTTATCGAGTATAACCGTGTGATGTTCGTATTCGAAATCTGGTAAAGTGGACTGGCTAGTCACTAATGCCATTTATATATACTGGAGATTTTACTTCATCTTATAGCCCGCTTGTGCCGCGACTAATTTTTGACCGCCGCAGATACCACCTTTACTATCGGAGTAGTAGGAGTTCTTGAGACAGTCTTCCTTGGATTCGAGGTCGAAGAGCGAACCTTCGTCTGTAGTTTCGATCGTGACTGGGCTGTATCCACTTGTTCTCAAAAATTGGAGAATACATATAAGTGCGAAGACGATCACAATTGCCTTGAGTGTATTTTTGTTTGTAGAGTTGAGTTTCATTTGTATTGAACATACATTTTTTTTATAAAGTGCGTTAAAGAAATTAGAATAGTTTCAATATAAAGATTAATGGACGGAGAGATTATACTTAATCGTAATGACACAAACGTTATGAAATTGGACGATAACGAACAGGCTCTTATGAACGAGATTGAAATCGAAGTTCCTAGACCTCAGCCTGTGAAAAAGCAAATGCCAAAACACATGCACACTCAGTTCACGCCACCCCCGGTACAAACTTTCCAGGAAGACATTGATTCTTTTGCAAACCCCGATAAACAAAACCGACCCTCGGTTCCACCAACTGAGGAACCCGTTGATTATGGTGAGTACGAAGTTGAACCAGAACCAGGGTATTCGTATGATTATGGCGTACCCGACGGTGGTATGGAAGAGGATAAACCCTCACCTGGTTTTAAAACTATCGACGAGGAGAAGGCCGATCTCGTAAACAAACTTGGTCGGTTAGAAAAAAAAGGTTTTACGGTGAATAAGCGTTTGAATGCATATTCACCTATAGATGAACTTAGAACGGAAGTTAAGAGAATTACATATAGCATAGACGTAGATAAATCGATAAAGTTTTCGAGACGTATGCTTATTGCATGTACGACAGGTCTCGAGTTTTTGAATAAAAAATATAACCCATTCGAAATCCAGCTCGATGGTTGGTCCGAGAATGTTATGGAGAACGTCGATGATTACGATGAAGTTTTCGAGGAACTTTACGTGAAGTATAGAACGAAAATGCACGTCGCCCCAGAAGTTAAACTTATAATGATGCTTGGTGGATCAGCTATGATGTTCCACTTAACAAATAGTATGTTTAAATCAGTCATGCCGAACATGAACGATGTGATTAAACAGAACCCCGAATTAGTACAAAATATGATGTCGGCCGTTCAAAATACGGTCCCTAAGTCACAACAACAGGGCGAAGATAAGGTAGATGCAAATGGAAGACGTGAAATGCAGGGCCCAGGCTTAGACATTTCGAGTCTTATGGGTAATATTATGATGCCACCACAACCTTCCATGAGCACAACGCATTTGAATAAACCAGACGATGATATGGTCGATCTCGAGGACGACATTTCGGATATAGCCGAACCACCAGCAGACGATAGTAAGGAAACTAAGGGTGACGATGAAAATGAAGTGAGGGAAGTTAAGGTTACTCAGACCAAGTCTAAACGCGGTGGCGGTAAGAAGAAAAAATCGGTCGAAATTAATTTGTAAGTAATATATAAATGATAGGATACTGTCCTTTAGACGAGGAACCTATTGAGAGACCTTCATGGAGTCAGGAGGAATTGATACCTCAGCCAAGGGTAGCAAGACGTCGTCGCGAGATAACGTCTTTCCTAGGCGAGGACGATACCGAATGTAATTTTCTCGTTATGTTTTTTATCGCGGGTGTTATTACACTCGCGATTATGGATTCGCTTCCACTAAAAAAGTAGTGGGTTAAACCATCTACCATCCTGTTTGTTCCAGCATGGTAAATGTGATTTTACTTAATTTTATTTTAATTGTTCGGGTACGACGTATCCGTCACTGTCAGTCCAATTTGTATCGTACATGTGTTGATCTTTTCTTTCGCCTATAACTAACCAACTAACATTTGCGGTAGAAGACGCGTTTTGACACGATATTGTAAGAGTGTTTCCAGATACGGACCCTTTCACTGCGTCCCAATCGGATTCGTTCGTTGTAAAACACTGAGTGTTTCTATTCAGTGCTTCAAATGTACCACTTGTCATTTTAGAAACGGTATCTAAGTTTATAGAAGCACTTCCATTTACTAGATCAACTTTACCTCTGTATATGAGATCGGCTTTTGGACCTTCTATGAAAGAGTGGTAAAGATTGTGTGTATTACTCATACTTGTAAGTGGGTGATCAATTGTAAATGAACCACTGGATTTTGTAATGTTGCCATTAACATGAAGTGTAGAAAATGGATTATTGGTTCCGATACCAACATTACCATTACTGAGTATTGTTAATCTTTCTGTATCTGATGTACTAAAGACAAGATTATTACTACCTATTTCTGATAAACCTCGTGATTTTATAAAACCACTGGTTATTATGGATTGATCTGGTGCGCCTTCATTATACAGATCAGCGGCCGAGTTATGATCTGGTACAACTCTTTTACCTGCATAATTGGTACCATCGGTAGCTATAAAACGTTTGAAGTTACCAATTGCATAACCGTCCGTACCTTGATACCCTGTTTGAAAACCCGCCCCTTGTGGTATGTTACCAAAATATGCATCGTCCATAAAAGTTACGGTTCTCACAGTTACACTACCATACGTGTTAGTTTCCCATAGATCAGTACTATTACCTCCTGTTGATTGTGCTTGAAGGGTTTGTGATACACCGTTTATCCATAATTGTGTAGTTGCCGTACCAGTATTAGGATTAGCACTCGGTGTATTATCGTATTTAACGCATATATGATACCATTTATCTTGATCAAATGTATAGGATGTTATATATCTCATATTAGCCGGAACGTTTTTATAGTCTATTATAAAACCTGAACTTGTAACTATATGTGAAACACTATCAGGATTTTGTGCGAGGTTGTCTTTCACTCCGAATATAGTATTATTGAAAAAATTCTGTGGTTTTTGTGGCATAAACCAATACGACGTTGTAATTATGCCATGATTACTAGATGTTAATTGATCGCCAGTTATAGGACAAAATACATCCATGATCCTACCATTTGCATAATTAATGTTATTTGAACCAAAAACTAAAGCGTTATGCGTATCGCTATAAGCCGACCCCCCTGAATTTAATGTTAATTTTAACTGGTATCTATGTTGTGTCGTTGTAAGACTGGGTTGTTTCCAATAAAATTGCCACCACGGGTTTCTTTCGTGTGCATCATTTTTACAATACCAATCCCCATCTTCAAAGAAACAGTGTTTAGACATGGTATTATAATGTATAGATAAACCATCAACTATTACATTAGATGCTTCATGATTGTTTATAAAAAGTTTTCCACCTTGTATATCTTGTGAGCCTGCAACTACAAGCCTATGATTGATGAGAGGATTTGCCGGTGTATTTGGACTTTCGTGAGTTTTATCCAATCTTTGATTGGGGTAAACTGTAGTCATGTCCAATCCATAATTTTCTTTGATATCAGTATCATCGAATTCGGGTACGCCTATACCAACGTTACCTAAACCCGTTAATGTTAATCTATTATAAATTGCACTCGCTTCTTCTAACGTTTTAGAAAAATCTTCACCGTTTTTAGACCATACTCTTCTATTTGAGTCCGCTGGTATGGGACTATTTTCAAATACCATACCCTCTAAACATATTGATGGTGCTTTTATCCGTATTCTATCTGGACCGTGTGTATTAGACCCTCTTACATGTCCCGATTTGTATATTAACAATTCAGATTTATGAATATCACCCGTATACTGTGCCGTGTTTTGTATATACGTTTTGAATAAACCATTTTCCATGACTGGGTTACCAAACATGAGTTTTCCTGGTTTGGTATCTGAATCTAGATAAGACGTATCCCCACCTACTGTTAAACTTGC